TGCACCGGCGCTTGTTCGTTGTCGAGCCTGACCGCGCCGTCGAAAGCATCGATCACGGGCTTGACCCACAGGCGCCGGCTGCGGACTGCGTACTTCTGGGAACCCGGCGCAAACAGCAGGTGCATGTTGATCACGAACGTCTGAGTCCGCAGCCCAGCCGAGCGGCTGATCTCCACGCCCTCGTCCTCGATGTTGACGAAGCAGGGGAAGAGCCCCACGTCGCCCGGCGGCTCGTCGTATGCCTTCATCGCCTTCTCGCCGCTCGGCGGCGTGATCGCCTGCTGCAGCGCGACGATCTTGTCGAAGATGCCCGGTAGGTCCCCCGCCATCAGACGATCCTGTCTCCGCGAATGAAGGGCGCCAGCAGCGCTTCGACGTCCGGGTCGTACTGCTTGAAGATCTGGTAGCTCCCCACGACGGGGTTGTCGATCACGTTGGCGTAGCTGCTCTCCCGCCGCTTCCAGCCGCGGCTCGCCAGGATCAGCGCGGCCTCGCGGATCTCCGGCGTGTAGACGTAGCGGTTGACGGCGACGGCCGCGTGCCCAGCCGCTGTCGTCCCGTTCACGCCGCGCACGACGGTGAACGGCGAGGTGGTGCCGCCGGAGATGTAGACCTGCTCGCTCTCCAGCTTGAGGGTCTGCCCCACGGCCAGGTCGCCGTCCGCGCTGGTGGCGAGTGTGAGATCGGTGGCGTCGGCCAGCGTGCCCGTGATGGCCGTGCCGGACGCCTCCACCGCCTCCGTCTCTTCGGTGTACCCCCAGCGCCCCGCGATCTCGACCAGGCGATCGCGCGCCAAGAACACCGACCGCTGGCCGTTCACGCCGTCCAGCCGCACCAGCGTGGCGGGCGGCGCGTCAACGTCCTCGTGGCCCCAGCGTTCGAGGTAGTAGTCGGTCGCCGCGGCCAGCGTGAGCTCGAAGGTCCTATCCCCGTCCTCGTCCAGCTTGATCGACGTGGCGGCCAGCAGGTCCGGGATGCGGAGGCCGGCGCAGCCGCGGCCGGCGAAAACGCGGGTGTCGGTCTTCGCGTAGAAGTGGCGGTAGCACTTCTCATCGATGCGCCGGGACGCCGCCTCCAGCGCCTTCAGCACTTCCGCCTGATCGGTCGAGTCCAGCGTCGCGTTGTTTACGATGCGCCGCTGGAACATCTCGATGTCGGCGTAGAGGTTAGGCAACGCGCGACTCCACAGCGCGCTTGAGCGACTCGCTGAAGTCGCGCTTCACTTCATCTTCCCAGCCCGCTACCGCCGCCTGGAAGAACGGCCGCGACGGCTGGCGACGCGTGCCGCGCTCGCGCATCCCGAGGTACGCCGCCGGGCTGCCCTTGTAGCCAACCTTGGCGAACGCCTCGGTGTTCGTCGAGCGCACCTGCTTCACCTTCGCCGCCCGCTGGCCGACACCGCGATCGCGCGGCGTGCCGGCCTTGAGACGCCGCGCGACCTTGTTCGCTGACGCGCGGAGCGGCTGCCCGAGCACGGCGCGCTGTATCTTCGGCGGCAGCCCCGAAAGGAGCCGGTCGACCTCGCGGCTGTCGACCTGAATGCTGAGCCCGGTTGCCACGCGATTCCTCTTCCTGTTGCCTTCGCTAAGACGGGCGGCGGTGCTTCCGCCGCCCGTCGGGCTTTACGTTGGCCTAGCTGGGCGCGGCGCGCTAGACCGGCACTTCCTCCCACAGACAGCCGTAGATGACGAGCGGCGTGGTGCCGGCGGCGGCCGTCGCCTGGAGCGACACAGCAGCGCCCGGCGGGACGATCAGCGCGCCGTCCACGTTGTCATCCAGGCGCCAGGGCGTCAGGACGGACGTCGCCAGCATGGGCGGCAGGTTGCCGAAGAGCCGCGCCAGCACGCCGGCCACGACGGTCGCCGTCGTGAGCGGCTTGCCCACGCCGACACCGTTCTCCCCATTGCCCCGGACCACCGTGATCGCGGTGCCCGTCACGGCCGCGCCAGCCTGCACGTTGGCCGTGTGCATGATCCAGTTGACGAAGCCGATGCCCAGCGTGCCCGAGAGGTACGACATGCCTGCCTTGAGCACGACGAGCTTGAAGCCGGAGTTGGACGGGTTGTACAGCGCGAACGCCGCCGTCGTGCCGATGGCAGTGCCCGGCGCGACGCCGGTGACGGCCGTAACGCCCATGTAGACGTTGCCGCGACGGTTCTGCTCGTAGAGCGAACCGTGCAGCTGGCTGACGATCTCTTCGCCGGTCGGCCCGACCGAGCCCTCACCGGTCGCGCCGGGAGCGAGGGTTTGCTGGCCGATACTCTTCTGTGCCATGTTGGCGTTCTCCTTCTCTACTGACGCTAGGCCGTCGCGGCCGTCAGCTCTCTAGGCGGCCGCCTCGACGTACGCGCCGTCCTCCATCGGGATGTAGAACAGTGACCAGCGGATTTCGCCGGTGTCGTCCCCGGTTTCCGTGCTCTCGATCGTGAGGCTGCCGAGCACACCGTTCCCCAGACCGAAGATGAGCGGCGAAAGAGGCGTTCCGGCGAGCTGGCCGACCTTGAGCGTCGGCGCGTCAGCCCCGTTGACCACCGCGCCGGCGTCGCCGCTCAGCATGTAGATTTCGCCCACGGCGTCCGACGTGATGGTGGTGGCGGCGCAGAGATCGATGCTGCTCGTCTTCTCGTTGAGCTTGACCGTCGATGCACCTCCGTCCATCACGGTTGTCACCTGGCCCATGATCAGCCTGATCATGACCTGGCCGACGACCGTGAAGAGATCGTCGTCGGCCGAGAGGATGCCCGCCTTGTCAATGCGGATCCCGAGCCCCAGCTCGCGCAGTGCGCGATCGCGGTAAAGGTCTGGTGGCATGTTCAATTCTCCTTCAGTCGGGATAGGCCAGCCGTGGTTGGCCCACGGCCAGCCCGGCCCCGTCAATTGCTAGACGATCGCCGTCGCGTTCACGTCCTCGGCGTACCTGTTCGGCAGACCGCCCAGGGCGATCAGGATGCCGCCTAGGCAGGGCGAGTCCACCGATTCGACCGCGTGCAGGCGCACGAAGCCGTAGTTGCTCGGCAGGTCCTTCGCGTCCGCCTCGATCGCGATGATCTTGCTCGACCCCGCCGTGTTGACGAATCCGGCCGCGGCGCGGCGCGTGATCGCGCTCTCGGTGTCGCCGGAGAGAATCTCCCGGCTCCAGAACGCGATCGCGCTGGTCGTGGTGGGCACGACGTCGTCGCAGGCTTCGACGGTGAACGTCGACGTGCCCGTCGCGCCCACGCCGATGTACACGATGAAGAGCACGCGCCCGTGGTCGCGCAGGCTCACGACGTCCGAGTTGACGGTGCCGGCGAAGGCGTCCGCTACCGGGTCGAGGCCCTTCACCAGATGGAGCCCGTGCAGCATGTTGCTCATGGTCTGTTTCTCCTTCTCCTCCTCTTACCTACCGCCGGCTACCCGGCTAGGCCCGCGTGGCCAGCGTGACGAAGGCGCTCAGCGTGTCCGAGCCCTTGAAGGGCGTCAGCGCCGCGTTGCGCTTCGGCTGGCCGTCCGTCCGCAGGATGAAGCGGAACGTCATCTCGTCGGTGAGGAACTGGACGTGCATCGAGCTGGCTGCCTCGAGGCCGCCCTTCTCGATCATGATGTACTGGCTCAGGTCGGCCAGCATGATATCGCCCACCGTGCCCAGCGCTGAGCACTGCTCGATCGGCGTGATGGGCCGTCCGAGCAGCGTGCCGAACGGCGCGGCGCTCAGGCCGCCTGGCGGCAGGAAGATCGGCACGCCGCCCACGCCCACGACCTGCGCGAGCTGGAAGAGCTGCGGCCAGCACGCCTGGTTGATGTACCACTCGGCGTTACCCAGCGAGCGCGCCAGCATCCGCGCGAACATCTTCTGGACGTTCTCCGCCTTGATGGTCGCGCCGGCCTGGCCCGCCTCCTTCGCGACCGACACCGTGCCGGCGTGGGCGAGGAAGCCGAGCGGCTGCCCGGCACCGGAGCCGCGCACGATCGCGTCGTCCAGCTTGAAGCCGAACTCCTCGGAGAAGAACTCCGTGACATTCGCTTCCAGGTTCGGCGCGTCCTTGAGCTCTTCGTCGGTGGCGTAGTAGAGACCCGTGAGCTTGTTCAGGGTCAGTTCGATCTGGCGGAACGTCGGCTTGCTGGAAGTCAGCGCGCCGGCTTCGGATGTCCAGTATGCCTGCACGCCGCCCTGGCGCGAGCCGTCCGCGCGGCTCGTCTCGTCGATGGCGTTGATCTTCATGCCGTTGGCGTTCGCGCCGATGGGCCGCTTGCTCGTCTTGCCCGGCAGCACGCCCGTGGCATAGACGGCCTTCAGGAGCTCCGCCGAGAAGTCGGTCTGCACCAGGAAGCCGCCCGCGCTCGGGACGCCTTCGTTCAGTCCCAGCGCCGCGGCTTGGATGTCCAGGAGCCGCTGGTCCGTCGCGTGCGGGTTCTGGCCCGCCTGCATGACAGCCACGAGCTGCTGGCCCAGGCTCTTGAACGGCGTCGGCAGCTTGTCGGGGTCAACCTGGCCCAGCGCGGCCTTCTGCTCGTCGGTCAGGGTTGCCTGGTCGTTGATGGCGGGAAGTTGCAACGCATCGCGCGACGCCCCGCGGGCGATCTTGATATCGCCCTCCAGCGTGTCCATGCTGGCGTTGAGTGTGGTCAGCTTCTCGCGCTGTTCGTCGGTGAGGCCGGTCTCCTGTTCGGCGGCGGCGGCGAGAATGGCATCAGCCTCACGCTTCTGTTCGGCGTGCTGCTCGACCAGCTTCGGCCAGAGCGCGACAGCGCCGAACTCGGAGGCCCAGAAGCGGCGGGAGAACAGATGGCCGAAGAAGCTCGGCAGCTTGATGCCGAAGTCCTGGCGGCGGCGCTGTCTGTTGAACAGCCACCATTCGAAGGGGGCGCCGCCGATGACGGCGACGAGTACAGCGGCCAGGGCGATCATCCGCCCGTAGAGTGCGCTGGTGAACCGCTTGAGGTGCATGTCGCTCGCTCCTTCTGCCCTCCGGCGTTTGGGAGCGAACGAAAAACGCATTCCCGCGCACCGGAACACTCCGGTAACAGGAATGCGCTCTATCTCGTAGGCGCTTCGCTGTTGTCGCCTTCCCCGCTCGGCGCTATCTCGTAGGCTCTGCGGGCAAGACCACTAGGTCTCAGGAAGAAGTGTACATGGGTGTTAGCCTGTTGTCAAGAGCCCATTGGCCGCTCGAAGCCGGTGGTATTCAGGAACGGTGATCGCCAGCCAGTGCGCCTCGTCGGCCCAGCGGTTGTGATGCTTGGAGTGGCGGCAGAGCGGACAGCGTGTTCGTCTGCCTTTCTTACCGAAGAGAACACGGCGCGCGGGGCAGTGGCGTGCGACTACAGCGCCACCCGGTCGCGCAGCTTCAGCCGCTCGGCCTCGATCTCGACTTCGGCCTGCGGGCTGGCAGTGGCGGAGCTGGAGGCCGCCAGCGCCGCCGCGTCCGTCTCCGCCCGTGCCGCGCCCCGCGCTCCGTCCTCCGACGCGCCCAGCCGCATCAGCGTCTCGCGCAGCGTGGCGACGCGGTCCGCCATGCCCAGCTTGATGGCTTCCTTCGCGCCGACGACCCAGCCCTCGCCGAATCCCGACTTCACGTCGCCGGCCTTGACGCCCCGGCCACGCGCGACGGCTCCGACGAAAGCCGAGTAGACTTCGTCGACCATCTTCTGGATCAGTCCTTCGCTCTCGCCCGTCAGAGGTTCGAAGGGATCGCCGACAGCCTTGAACTTGCCGGCGGTGATCAGCGTCACCTTGACGCCCATCTCGTCGGCCATCTTGGTCAGGTCCTCGTGCCAGGTGATCACGCCAATGCTGCCCACCTGCGCGGACGGCGACACGATCAACTGGTCCGCCTGCGAGGCGATCCAGTACGCCGCGCTTGCGGCGAGCGTGTCAGCGACGGCCACGATCGGCTTCTGCCCGCGCAGCGCGAACAGCTCGTCGGCCACCTCCTGCACGCCCGCGGCGCTCCCACCCGGCGAGTCGACCTCCAGCACGATGGCTTTGATCTCGGGGTCGGCGATGGCGCGCCGCAGTCTGGCCGCCAATCCTTCATACGTGGTGCCGAGAGAGATGCCCAGCATCTCCTCGATGCCGCTAGGCCGCTGTCTCAGGATGCCCATGACGGGCAGCACGGCGATGGCGCCGGTGCGGCGGCCGATGTCGCGCGGCAGCGCGGCGGCGAGCTCACCCCCGGCCCGCAGCTTCTCCACGAACGTCGTCAGCGCCGCCGGCAGGATCGCCCAGGGCTCTTGCGCGATCAGCGAGATCATGCGTTGTGTGTTGTTCATGATTTCTTATCCTCCGTACCTTCGATGATCTTGAGCGTTGTGACCGCCGCCTCAACCGCGCCCTGAACGATGCGCGTCGGAATGAGCAGCGTTTCGCGGACGATGTTCTTGATCAGCTTCATACTTCCTCCAGCGCCAGCTTGGCAAGTTCCGCCGGGCGCTCCTCGATCCAGTTCTCCATCACCGCCACGCCGCCCCCGCTGCGCAGGTCCGCGAGCTGCCGGTCCGCGTACGCCCGCGCCTCGCTGTCCGCGATGTGCAGCGTCCGGGCGATGTCCTGCGCGTGCTCGTCGTAGAACGCATCGAGGAACGCGTTCCAGCCCTCGGCGTCATCGGCGTGCTTCTTCGCCGCCTTGCTTACGCGGTCCGCTTCCTTGCGCACGAGCCGCTGCGCCGCGCTCTCGGCGATCAGGCGCAGGCGCGGGTTCTCGGCGGCGATAGCGCGGGGCGCGCTGGCGGAACCGCCGATGGCGTCCACGGGCGTGTCGGCCGGCACGATGTTGGCCGGACGCATGTAGACGCCGCCCAGGCCGTCAGCGCGCCTGTTCAGGTTCTCCTTGTCCCGGATCTCGTCATCGTTGAACGCGCCGATCTCCCACATGGTGCGGTAGAACGTCGCGCGGCCGGCGGCGTCGCCGCGCTGCAGGCCCTCCAGGTTGAACTCCGCGAAGAGACGGTCGCTCACGATGAGCTGGTCGAAGAGCGCCATCTCCCAGCGCACCGCCCAGGGGCGCAGCGTGCGCGTGACGTATTCGAGCGACTGGTGCTCGATGTTGGTGAACGTCGCGTGGTCGAGGATGCCGATCATGTGCGGCTGCATCCGGAAGAAGCGCGGGATCTCGTCCAGCTGCAGTTTGTACGTCTGGACGAACTGCAGGTCCTCGGACGTCATCCCCATCTGCTGGATCTCCATGCCCTCTTCCAGCACCGCGATCTTGCCGGCGTTGTCGACGCCGCCGTGCGCTTCCTGCCACGCGCTCTTGAAGTTCGCCCGGCCTTCCGGGCTCCACGCTGGCGCCGCGCTCGGCCGCTTGATCACAATGCTCGGCCGGCCGCCGTTTGCCATCGTCTTGGCCGCATGGCGCTGCGACGCGATCGCCAGCCCAATCGTCTCGCGCGCCAGGGCGATCACGGAGATGCCCGTCAGCCCGTCCGACGACAGGCCGCGCAGGTGGAAGATCTCCTCCTGCGCGTAGAGGTCTTTAACGTTCGTCACGGGGTTGGAGTAGGTGTAGCGCAGCGAGCCCGACGGCAGCCGGTCGACGGCCATGCGGTCGGGGTTCAGCGGCAGCAGTTGGTCGACGAAGCCGCTCGCGCCGGAGAGGATGCGCGAGTAGGCGTTGCCGCGCAGCAGGACATGGCCCGTCGCCATCTCGCGCCACTCCATCGAGTTCTGCCAGCGGTTCGGCTTCTTCGACAGGATGCGGGCCAGCGGCAGCGCGTCGAACGGGATGCGCTGCTTGCCGCCCTGGTCCAGCCGGCGGAACACGTCGAGCGGGACCGAGGCGATATCTTCGGAGATCACGCGCACGCACGCGAACACCGCCGCCACGCGCATCGCCGCTTCCGGCGTCACGTTGATGCCGGCCGCCGAAGTTCCGCCTACCGGGCCGTACCAGTAGTCGTCGCCGGGTCCGTAGGACGCGCTCAGCTCCGCTACGCCGCCGTTCAGAATCCTCTCGAGTAGACCGGCGCGCATCAGCGCAACCTTCCTCTCTCCGAAGACAGAGCGCCGGCGAGGGCCGCCGACACCAGGAGGCCGCCGGGCACGACGAAGGCGAGTGGCTGATAGATCATCCAAAAGCCGACGGTGAGGAGCGCGAGGCCAGCCAGCCACGCTACGGTTACGACGCTGAGGAGGCCGAACACGATCTCGCCCAGCATTCCGACTCCCTTCGCCGTCCGCGCCGCCAGCGCGACGAATCCCTTCACTGCGCGACGTGCGCCCGCGGCGGCTCTTCGTGCTGCTCTCATACTACCATCAATCCCTGGCTTTCGTAAATGCTCGTCCCGCCGCCGTCGTTCACCACCGCGCGCCCGACCGCCATGATGGCGGCCACGATCCCGTCGATGCGCTCCGCGCTGTGCTCCTTGTCGGGCTTGATATTCCCCGCCGCGTCCTGCTGCACCGCTACGTTCGAGGCGTTCCAGTCGAGCACCGGGTTGCTCCCGTGCTGCAGCAGCTCCGCCCGCACCATCCGCTCCAGCTCCGACGTCGGCGACGCCATGCTGTAGAACCCCTGGCCCATCTCGACCACGGTGACCCCCTCGTTCTGCAGCCCCTGGATGATCTCGCCGGAGAACATGCGGTCATAGGCCAGCTCGGCGAGGTCGAAGCGCGCCGCGTCCTCGACGATCGCCTGCTGGATGAACGCGAAGTCGGTCGTGTTGCCGGGCGTCGTCTCGATCCAGCCCTCGTCCGCCCACTGGTCGTACGGCACGCGGTCGCGGCCCGATCGCTCGACCATGTCGTCATAGGGCAGCCAGAAGCGCAAGAGCAGCTTCCAGCGTTCGCCGTCGGCTACCGGCGGGAAGATCTTCGCGAATGCGCTCAGGTCGCGCACGCGCGCCAGGTCGAGGCCGCCGAAGCACCGGCGGCCGGCGAGCTGCTCGGCGAGTTCGCGCGGGTGCACCTTGCCGGCGTTCGCGCGCCAGCGGTCCATCGGCAGCCACTTTGTCACCTGCTGCGTCCAGACGCAGAAATTGAGCCGCAGCACCGTGTTCCGCTTCGCCGGCATCGCGATCGCCTCGGCCACCAGCTCCCGCAGATACTTGCGCGTCACCGAGACGTCGAGGTTCGGGTTCGCCTTGATCCAGTTCTTCTCGTCGCGCCAGTCGTCGCAGTTCGGGCAGTCCGGCTTCGCCATCAGGTGGCCGGCGGCGCTGCACTCCGCGCACGCGTCGAGCTGCGCCACGTAGGCGAACCAGGAGTCGTTGTCCAGTGCGCGGCTCAGGACCTTCTCGCTCAGCTCGTGGTGCTGCCAGCACACCGTCGTCCGATCGTAGCCGCTGTTCGTGATCTCGAACACCAGCGCCTGGCGCCGCCCTTTCGTGCCCGCGCGCATCTTGTCGCAGACGATCGGCGTGCGGTGCTCGTGGACCTCGTCGATCAGCGCCATGTGGACGCGCTTGCCGTCGAGGCCCCGGTGCTCCGAGCTCACCGGGCGGAAGTAGCTCTGCGTCCCCAGCACCGCCAGGTTGTTCACCCGCATGTCGATGTACTCGCTCAGCGCCGGCGAGGCCTCCACCATGTTCCAGGCGTCGACGAAAAGAATCTTCGCCTGGTCCTTCCCTACCGCCGCGCTGTAGATCTGCGCGGCCGCCTCGTCGTCGGCGACCAGGCCGTAGAGCCCGATGCCCGCGGCCATCGGCGACTTCCCAGCTCCCTTGCCGACCTCGATGTACGCGGTCCGGAAGCGCCGGAACCCGTCCGGCCCGAGCCAGCCGAAGAGCGAGCCGATGATGAACTTCTGCCACGGCTGTAGGATAAAGGGTTTGCCGGCGTGCTCGCCCTCGGCGAGGCAGAGCAGCTCCTCGAAGAAGTCGATCACGCGCAGCGCCGCCGCGACGTCCCAGCGCAGCCCGCGCTTCGGGCCTTCCTTCAGGTCCCGCAGGTGGCGCTCGCAGGCGAGGCGCACCAGCCGCCCGGCCAGTATCCGGCCCGCGCGCACGTCGCGCGCGTACTGCGTGACAGGATCGGCGGGGACTCCCGCAGCGGCTGCCTCGCTCTTCCTGCGACGCC